AAAGGCCGGTGGAGCGGATGCTCAACACCGACGATAGGACGGATGGCCGAAGGCCAAGCGAGCAGTAGCGAGCGGTCCGTCCTATCGCAAAGCTCAGCCGCACGGCGGATAGGAAGCACATAGCATGAATAAACGCAAAGACGGAATAAACAACACTACGCTTGGTACGCCACAAGACCCGCCGGGTCGGTTCTGTAGCGACTTGTTAAGTGATTTTTTAAAATTATGAGACAAATAGAACTTATAGAACTTGAGCCAAGACAAGCTGACGTTGTTTACACGCCGGATGATGTGGCAAAGAGCATAATAGAATGGCTGCAGCCTTCTGGTATTTGTCTTGATCCGTGTTTTGGTGATGGCGCGTTTTATAAGCACCTCCCAAAAGGTTCTGATTGGTGCGAAATAAAAAAAGGTAAGAATTTTTTTAACTACGAAAAGAAAGTTGATTGGATAATAGGAAACCCGCCATATTCTATTTTTGAAGAATGGCTGCGTCACTCGTTCGAGATTGCCGATGAAGTCGCTTATATTCTGCCAACAAACAAGGTATTTCAAAGGCAGGTAATTATGAAAATGATAAACGAATATGGCGGGATAAAAGGAATAATAATTTACGGGAGCGGAAGCACAGTAGGGTTCCCGTTTGGTTTCAGCGTTGGAACATTTCATTTCAGTAAAGGACATAAGGGGCCAACTTCTCTCAGGTTGGGTAACACTTAACGTTTAGTTCACCGGCAAGCGGGAAGGAGCACTAAAATGACAAATAGCACAAAAGATGCAGGGAGCACAAGCCTTGAAACAACCACGGATACCGCGCAGTCCGCGTGTAACGGCTTGTTATGCAGGTTTTGAGGAATTATGATTGAACTACTAAACATAGATTGCATGGAATATATGGCTACACTACCGGACAAGGCGTTTGATCTGGCTGTGGTTGACCCGCCATATGGGATTGGTGTGAGTAATGCAAAAGAAATTGGATATAAAGGGCGCAATGTATTCACGCCAAAAACATGGGACAATGAAACACCAAAGCAAGTTTATTTTAATGAATTACAACGTGTGAGTAATGAGCAAATAGTCTGGGGTGGAAATTACTTCACAATCCGGCCTAGCCGCTGCTATTTGATTTGGGATAAGGGCGAGGGATTTAAAGGGCGGACATATGCAGAAGCCGAAATAGCCTATACCTCTTTTGATGCAAATATCCGTATTTTTAAGCGTGATCCTCTAGCTAGAGGTGATTATCATGGGAAAATTCACCCCACCCAAAAGCCCGTCGCGCTCTACACGTGGATACTAAATAACTATGCCAAACCGGGACAGCGGATACTTGACACACACTTAGGGAGCGGCAGCAGCGCCATAGCGGCTCACTATTTCGGGTGTGATTTTGTGGGATGTGAAATTGATACAGATTACTTTAACGCGGCAAAGGAGCGATTTGACCGGGAGACGCGGCAAGTTGCCATGTTTTAGGTGCGTAACGTCAGCGCAACCTGACCCGTGTCGGAGACATTATAAAAACTATTATGGGGTAATAGGATGGAATTATTTACTTGTGAACGATACAATTGCAGGCTCACGCGCCAGGGATGCGCTGCACGCCGGGCGGCGCGCACGTCACATGCAAGCAGCGGGCGCAAATATCCGACCTATCCGGGCTGCCAGGATTGCGCCCAGGGCGAAACAATGGCAGCGGGCATCTCCACCAGTCATATTGTCCCGACATATCCGGGACAAAAATATAAACCAAAACAGGAGGAAACAAACATGGCATATCCCAGTAAAATTGATCACGAAAAATTAAAAACGATGATTGCGGACGGCAAATCCACCGTCGAAATCGCCAAAGAAGTTGGCGTTATGGCATCATCAATTCGCATGGCCGCCAAGCGGTTCGGCCTGACGCTGAATCCCCGCGGAAAGCATCGTGGCGTGGCCGCAAAGCCATCGCCGGCGACCGCGCCTGTCCGGGAATCCGCCGTGGATGCGACATACAAGCGTTTTGCTCCGCCCTTGCCATCCAAAGATGACGCTATGGCTGAAGATATTACGCCGGTCCGGATTATCCCGGTCACTCTGCGACTGACCGTGGAGGTCAATGTCCGCGTGAGCGCCCAGGGGTGTAACTAATACAAATGACCATGCAAAATAAATACTTGACATTTATAAAAACCTCTGGCAGGCTGGCACCATCTATTAAACACGGGGCTGCCCCGGCCTCAGAGCGTCCAAAGATTTGGCGCGAAAGGGGGTTTCGTATTTCGGGCGTTTCTGTCCGACCTGCCAGGATACCGCGAGGGCCTGGGCGCTACCGTGTTGGCGTAGATACAGGTCGGGCTTTTTTTATACCCGGAAACCGAAACCATCTAAATTAAACACGGAGGTATTACCATGAAAGAAGAACAAGGATTCAAGCATGTCGAAAACGTCAAACTGGTTGCCGTCCCCCAGGAAAGCTGGCATCTGCTCCAGTTTCCAGAGTATCAGCGCAAACCCACGCAGCAAAAAGTCCGCGACATCGCCGCCGGCCTGCGCGAGGGCTACACTCCCGCGCCCATCATCCTGTACCAAACCGGCTCGTCCTACCGCATTGTCGATGGCGGCCACCGCTTCCATGCTTATCGCCTCAACTACGAGCAGCACGGTTTTCTGGCCGACATCCCGGCGCTGATCTACGACGGGCGCACCTTCGACCAGTCCCAGACTTTTGTCCTGGAAAACAACAAGCTCCGCATGGACCCCACGGCCATCATCCGGGCCGACGACCGCCGGTGCGCCAGCGGCCTGATTCGCGAACTGGGCGTCACAATGGGATCCAACTTTAACGGCATTGAAAATATTGCCGAGTATCCCGTCCGGCCCCTCTCCATCGTGAAAGCCGCGCTCCTGCTCCACGCCCGTGGATACGACCTGGACGCCAATACCCTGGCCTATTTAAGCGTCAACCGGGCGCTGGATCGTCTGGAAAAGATCGTCGGCGGCAAAGGCGGAGAGGACTTCTGGAATGGCGTGGTGATTCCCTTCCTGAATGCCGAAATCGCCCTTTGGGGCGTGCAGGGACGACACCTGGTCAACTTCGGCGTTTTGGGCTTTGCCTTGTTTCTGGGCAAAAACCGCCCCCGTTTTTTCGACAAAAAGGGAAATCTCGTAATCAAAACAACTTGCTCCCGCGTTTATCCGAAACGCGGGAACAGGGAATATGAAATCAATGACAAGTCCGACTTCGCCAAGCTGGCGTCGCTGGAACCGCGCTGGAACAAGCCTTCCGACCGCCTGTATCAGGAAGCCTCGCGCAATCCGCTGGTCGTGGCGGGCCAGATCAATGACCATTTCTGGAAGAACGTCAACCGGACGGCCCGCATCTGGCGTCCCGAGTTGAGCTGGTAGGGGGTGAATTATGAATAACAACCCTTCGACCAATTCCGGGTCCAACCTGGACAATGCGGTCATTCCCCTGATGCCCATCTGGGATACGATCAACGACCTGAACCGACTGCGCGGCATCGTGGCGGCGGCGGCCTACCTGACCGGCCCGACGAAGCTGAAGGAAGGCGACGATTTCGAGGTCTTCCACGAGGTCTTCAACGACATCAACGAACGCCTGGGCGCAGCCTGCGACGTATTGGAAGAGGCCCGCCAGAGCGTTAAATTCATGAAAGAGGAGGAGAAACGAGCATGACTAAATTCCACTTGGCAAAGAAAATATTCAATATCCCTAACGATCTTCCATGCTGCCATATCAGCTTCGGGACGTCTTACGAAATCAGGACCTGCAAGCAGCCCTCCTGTGACAGGATTCATCAATATAGCCTGGAAATATTTTTGGTCAAAAAGTTCTGCACTGAACAGAACGCGAAAAAGATCTACGATGGAATGTGCAAGGCTATCAAAGCGCGACGACCATCATGGTTTATACATGGGTTCGGCGACGAAGATGGTAAGGAGTGGATTTTGAGTTTTAAGACGGAGGCTGACGCATGATCCGATTCAAAAAATTTAGTGAATTTACAGAGCAAGACCCGGAAACGTGTGAGGTAAAATTTTTGCCGGATGATCCCGTTGAATGGTTTGGAGAGCAGCGGAATCAAGAGTTGCAATGAATAGGGGAATTTGAATGGCGGAATTTCAGAAATATGCGGTTTGCTGCCCGCGCCATACCAAACAGGTCATAGCGATCGTGACGAATCCCGACCAGGAAAATTTCGATCATGGCTTTTGGTGTCCGGAATGCCGCTGCTTCAAATATTTCGATGAAATATCCGTAAAAAAGTATTTGACAAGTATTCCGGAAAGATATAAGAGAAAAACAAGTTTGAAAATTAGTGACAGTATGCGTGGGGATACGCGAAACCCGATTCAGGTTTAACAAGGGTTAAACCGTTAAAGATCGGGACTGTCTGTAAAGAGTGGTCGGGAATGGCCCAGAGGACTCCGAATGCCGGAGCTTCTGGGCCTTTTTTTGTTTTTCGCACGGGAGGGAAAGCATGGCTGATCAATACGAAAACCGATGGAGATATTTCGACTATGCCGACTTTGCCTGCAAGTGCGGATGCGGCAAAAACGAGGCCGACCCCGTATTTGTTGACATGCTGGACAATGCCAGGGCGTTTTCCGGTATTCCTTTTATCATTAATTCCGGCTATCGCTGCCCACTCCACAATCAAGCCGTTGGCTCTCACGCCAATAACCATCCATCCGGCCAGGCCGCGGATATCCGCTGCACCGAAGGACCGGCGCGGATGAAGATCGTTGAAGCCCTGATCCGGGCGGGGTTCCGCCGGATCGGGTTCCATAATAAATTTATCCATGCCGACCGCATGGATCAGTCGCATGATAAAGTGCAGTCTTTTTGGCCGTATTAAACTCCTGTGGAAGGCGCCGGATGCGGACCCTTTGCATCCAGCCGGGAAAACATCCGGCGCCGCGATAAAAGAGGCGTGATATGCAGATCAAATTCGTTGACGGAATCCTTCCAGCCCTGGTCGTTTATACGAAGCGGGTCCCGAAAGGTTCCGCGGGTTGTGCCAACGGGCCGGTCATCAGGATCCTCCCGTCGCATAAAAACGACGAAGGGCTCTTACAGCACGAACTCATCCACGTCCAACAGGCATACCGCTTACTTTTTATCTTCCATGCTCTCTTATATTATTTCAACGACTCCTACCGCCTCCATGCCGAGGTGGACGCCTATCGCAAACAGTTGGAATATTCTCCGGACAAGGCTTATTCGGCCAACCTTTTCGCCGGATTTATTTGCTGGAATTACAACCTGCAGGCAGACCGGCAGGAAGTGGAAAACATGCTGAAGGGGGTGTGACGATGGACATTTCCGGAATCAATGTGAACGTTGGTGAGGCCATTTCCGGCGTCGGCAAGCTGGCCAACGAGATCAAAAGCCTTTTTACCGGCGAGCCAACACCAGAAAAACAGGCCGAGATTAAACAAAAACTCCTTGACCTGGAAGGTAAAGCCGCCGAGGCGGATAACCAGCTTCGGGAATTGCAGGCCAAAGTGCTGATCGCGGAGATCGCCGGCCAATCCTGGCTTCAGCAGAACTGGCGGCCCATCCTGATGCTCACCATCGTCGCCATCGTTGCCAACAATTATATTTTTGTGCCCTATATGCAACTCTTCGGCCTGCACGCTGTGATTTTGGACCTGCCGGAGAAACTCTGGAATTTAATGACGCTGGGTGTCGGCGGCTATATCGCCGGGCGCACGGGCGAAAAGATGATATCAACCTGGAAAGGGAAATAACAGGAAAGGATGGACACGTCTCGTGAATGAGAGCTGGCAACTATTTGTTTTTCTGGGCGGTCTGATCGCGGCATGGAGCGTGCTGATTGTAGCGGTGCTGCGGACGATGTTCAGTGCCCACTGCGACGACATCAACGGCCGACTTGAAGGCTGGGGGAAAAACATTAATGAACTGGAAAAAAACTTTCTGGAATTAAAAGCAGACCTTCCGCTCTCTTATGTGCGGAAAGAGGACTTTGTGCGGTTTGAGGTTGTCATCAATGCCAAGCTAGACCGCGTCCATGACGCCATTGAAAACCTGAAGGAGAGAATATGAAGGATTGCCCAGAAATAGACATCGAAAAAGCCAGGCGCGAAGAGATGCGCTGGTTGATGTTGCGCACACTGCATGCAGCCCAGCCCAGTGGGATGTCCGAGGTGATGATCCGCAATACCATCGAACCTGTCATCCTGGATATTACGCTGAACGACATCCGCCGGGAACTGGATTACCTGGAGGAACGAGCACTGATCGCGGTCACGCATCGTGACGGCCCGGTCTGGCGGGCAAAAATCAACAACCACGGGATCGATATTGTTGAATATACCGTGGATTGCCGTCCGGGGATCTCCCGGCCGAAGAAGTGGTGGTGAGATGCCGGCAAGGTCTAAGATAACCAAGCTGCCTGATGCCATTAAGCGGGAGTTGGATAAACGCCTGATTACTGGGAGTTTTTCCGGCTACCGGGATTTATCCGCCTGGCTCCAGGAGCAGGGTTTCGATATATCCCGGTCGGCGATCAACCGCTACGGGCAAGGATTTGAAGACCGATTGGCGGCGATCAAGATTGCCTCCGAGCAGGCGCGGGCCGTATCGGAGGCGGTCGGAGACAACGAAGGCGCCATGAACGACGCCCTGATCAGCCTGGTGCAGGAGAAAGCCTTTGATGTTCTGATCAATTTGCAGACGGAAGACCCGGAAGCCTTCGCCAAGATATTCCCCCGGATGGGGATCATGGTGGCCCAACTGAGCAAAGCCAGCGTGGATCAAAAGAAGTGGATGGCGGAAACGCGGAAGAAGGCCGCGGCCGCCGTGGAAAATATTGAAAAGAAGGCCGCCGCCGGCGGTAAAAAATCACTTGATCCGGAAACGTTGCGGATCATCAGAGAGGAAGTTTATGGCATCGCCAGCCGTCCCGCTAACTAAATATCAGCAAAACTGGGTGCTCGACCATAGCCGGTTTAAAATCGGCGTCATCACCCGGCAGGGCGGCAAGTCGTTTGAAGCTGCCCTGGAATGCGTGGATGACGGTATGGAGCATAAGACCATGTGGGTGATCCTCTCCGCGGGGGAGCGCCAATCTAAGGAAGTGATCTCCAAATGCGCCATGCATGCCCGCGCTTACGGGCTGGCCATTGAAGAGTTGGAGTCGGATTATATCGTGGATAAGGACACGAAATACAAGCAGCTTGAAATCGTCCTGCCCAACGGAACGCGCATCATCGGACTGCCCGCCAATCCGGACACGGCGCGCGGCTGGTCGGCCAATATCATCCTGGATGAATTCGCGCTGCACAAAGACAGCCGGGAAATCTGGAAGGCGATGTTTCCGACTGTCACACGCGGCTATAAGATCCGCGTCATTTCCACCTTTAAGGGCAAGACGAACAAATTTTATGAATTGTTTTTTGGCGCGCCGACTCTTCAGAAATACACCGGACATGATTACGAATTTGTTGGCGATAAAGGCGGCTGGTCGAAGCATTTCGTCAATATCCATCAGGCGGTCGAGATGGGTCTGGCGCTGGTAGATGATCAGGGAAAGCCCTGCGATCCGGAGGATCTCCGACTGGCGCTCAATGATGACGACGCCTGGGAAGAGGAATATATGTGCGTCCCATCCGATGAAGTCTCTGCGTTCCTGACGCATGACCTGATTTCGTCCGTCGAGGACGTGAAAGCCAATGCCGAGCCGGAATGGATGCATCTGTTGATTAAGGCGGCGGAAACAAATTATGGCGAATTCAAGCGAAGCAAAATAGCGCCGCCCCTGCCCGGGGATATCCTGCAAAATGTCGTTTTTCTTGGCGATCTGTATGCCGGCATGGATATCGGCCGGCACCGCGATTTGTCGGTGATCTGGGTGGATCAGAAGGTCCAGAATGTTTTGCATCCCGTGGCTATCATTGAATTGCGCAAACAGCCCTACTTTGTCCAGATGCAAGTGCTGCATACACTGCTGGAACGGCCCGAACTGCGCCGGGTGTGCATTGATCAGACCGGTCTCGGCAATCAACTGGCCGAAGGAGCGCAAGATCTCTATGGGACGTCGCGGGTTGAAGGCATCACCTTTACCCCTGAAAATAAAGAAGCGCTCGCGGTCGGATTAAAACAGAATTTTGAGGATCGCGGCAGCGTTCTGCCAGCCTCCAGTACGATACGCAGCGCGATGCACAGCGTAAAAAAGTATGCCACGACAACCAGGCATTTCCGCTTTGATGCGGAACGGACGGACGCTACCGGGCACGCGGATCACTTCTGGGCGAAGGCCCTTTCCGTACAGGCGGCATCCAGTAATGTTGTCGCCGTTTGCGTTGGGCAGAATCCGGAGCATCGCGAAGCGATGATGGGACGTGGCGCGGTTGCGCAGCACAAGGGAGGATTTTTTGGGCGGTTCGGGAATAAAATTACGATGAACGATAAGGCGGCATAATACGTAGGGATCGCTCACGTTCGGCTGAGCTCACGTCGAAGCCCGAGCGATCCGACAGACGGCGCATTCAGGGGAATGTGCCCTACCAAAAAGGTAAAAAAATGAACATCAGAAACACAATCGCAAAATTTATCGCACCGGCGCTGAAAACAGAGGCCGAGGCGCGCGCCGCGATGGCCGAGGAAATCAAAAAGGCCGTGGCAGAACAGATCACCAACGCCAAAATGAATATGCCGATATCGGTTAACTACGATCCGAAAAATGAGGGTTATCGCCGCACCTCCGACAGCATTTACAGCCGTAACCTGATGCCGATGCAGCAGTCCCGGATGTTCGAAATTTGCTATTATATGTTTGACGCTTCGGCCATGTTCAAGCGCCTGGCGCAGATTGATCGCGGTTTTCTTTTTTCCGGCCCGATTGTCATCGGCTCCGACAGCGCCGACGTCAAGGGCAAACTTGACGCTTTCTGGACTGACCCCGAAAACAACATGGCGATGAATTATCCTGAATACGCCATGTGGATGTCCATCCTGGGCGAGGCGATCTGGCCGGTGGATGTGAACCCAATGAGCGGTTTTGTCCGCCTGGATTATGAAGATCCGGCGTTGATCAAGGATATCTGGGTGAATCCTCAACGCAAAAAACAGCTTATGCAGGCCGAAATGATGGGCGAAAATGGTCGAAGCGGCAAGAAATATGCCATCATCCGCAAGGATTACAACATCGCTTCAAAAACCTATAACCGGCTGGTCGGCGATTGCTTTTTTACCCGGCTCAATGCGCCGCCCAATTCCGCGCGCGGGCGTAGCGATTTTATGACGCTGGTGGACTGGATTGATTCCCTGGAGCGCTATGGCTACAACTATCTGGAGCGCGCCGAGTTCATGCTCAATTTCGTCTGGGACGTGA